CCTTGCGGTTGTCCATGATTACATTATAGAACACACTTTCTAAGGGTTGTCAACTCTTTTTTTAATACTTGTTTCCCTTCTTTTTATTGCATGGGCCACACATTGGCTGTAAGTTGGTTATCTCTAATGCCAATTCTGGAAAGAACTTTCTTGGCTTTATATGATCTACATTTATAGGGTATTCCCTAGAGTTATCTCTTTTACATTTAATACATACATACCCATATAATTCTAAAGCTTTAAGCCTTAATGCTTTCCATTCATTTGATCTAAGAAATCCATCAGATGTTTTTTTTAAATTTAAAACAATTTCATTATCAGACAAGTTAAGCATCTTTTGTTTAAGAGACAACTTTCTGGATCTTGCCTTCAATTGTTTTAACTGATGTTTCATATAAATGCCCTATGGTGGATGTTGGAGCAAAGCACAGCCATACCGTGATCAAAATCAAGGTTCGCTATGCTTCGATGTATGCCCTACGGAGCCATGTCATCGCATCGCACTGAACAGACTTGCGGTCATTGCTGACCTACCACCTGGCTCTATTCTTAGCCCACCATCCCCGCTTTGGCTTGCCGTGTAACAGGGTTATTTAACAGGCAACCACTGACGTTCCGCATTGCCTGCGAGTCAGAAAAGCAAAAACCCTCTGGTTCCAGCTTTCCACGTAACGGCGTGTCCCCAAAATAAGGGATAGAAAGCTAGAGCCAAAGGGCTTTAGATGTCGTGCCGTTACGCTGACGGAGTTAAGTATAGCCGAAAAAAAGCCCCTGTCAAGCAGGGGCTAAAACTTCCTTGAAGACGTTAGCAACTGCTTGCCAACACCTCAACCATACATCTTTTCAAAGAGCTTTTCAACCTTTGCTCTGTAAGCTGGATCCTTTTTGTACTTGGGATCAGCAACCATAGAGTCCAATTCCTCTTTAGATACAGTGCCTTCAGGGTCTGCTTTAAGGGTTTCTACTGGTACTCTGCCCTCATATGTCTCTCTTAGCTTGGACAAGGCTTTGATGCCTTTGGCAGTGTCCCCCCAGCGGGTGAACTCCTTGAACTCATCCTCGCTCCAGATACCCTTGCTGACCATCCCACGACCCCATGTAGCCATGTTGGAGATGATTGCCTTGGCATTGGGGCCAAGTGCTTCCATTTCTTGCTCCATGGATTGTCTGGCTAAACCTTCTTGGTCACCAGAGATGGTGGTTACTTCCTTTGCCAGATCTTCAAAGGCTTGCTGGGAGATGCCGTACTTCTGCGCCCAGCTGGTATAGGCTTGTGCCACTGGATCATCTTCTACCAAACCAGCCGCTTGTAGGTTGTATTTGCCGTCTTCAGGTGGCTTGTGTGTGCCAGAGCGGAACTTCTTTTCCAACTCAACATAAGACTTGCTGATGCCTTCTAAATCAGGTTCAGCCTTGTCTTTGTTCCAGAACTTCTCAGGCCAGAAATCAGGACGCTCAAGTGGGGAATCTTCCTCAAGAGTAGGGTCGCCTTTAATGTGACTGATTGCTTGCTCTTGGCCCTCGGTTGTCTGCTGTGGAAGTGCTTCTGTTGCAGCGGCTTCCAGCAGGCCAGGGTTGTCATTTGCTTCGCTCATTGGTTCTTTGCCTTTCGTATGCGGTTTTCAATATCTCGGATCACACTGTTTTGTCCTTCTCGGAACGCACCCAGCGATTGATCCGCACCAGGTTGCCAGCATGGTTGCTCAAGGTAGAACTCTCGTAGCCATGCCAACACCTTCTGTCCCTCATCAGTGGCAAACGCTTTTGCCATCTGGAGGTTTAAATCAACACCAGCCTGATTAGGTTCAAATGGTGCTGATTCATTTTCTAAGTCTTCCCATCCACTCAAGCCATTGCTCCTTCTAATGCTGGCGCTGCACCACCTTCAGCAGGTAATGCTTGCTGTGCCATTTGAGCCATCTGAACCATCATTGCTTTGCGCTCTTCTGCACTGGTTCTGACTGCGGCTGGTACACCCAGCTTGTCAGCAATGTAGTCAATTGCCGCACCAGCATTGATTGCCATCTGACCTTCAGGGCCAAGACCTTGAGTGATTTGCATGAACTGGATAATGTTGTTGATCTCGTCCAGATTTTGAGCCATTGCCAATGGGCTGACTGGGCTGACCTTGACTTCCAATCCATTGACTTTCAAAGGCAGATCAATGATGCCGTCACGATCCATGACTTCCAAGATCTTGGTCACCAGCGGAATCATGGTTTCATTGACCAATCGACCAAAGGCAGATCCTAAGTTCTGAGCCAGTTCCTTCATGCGCTCGACAACCTCTGTGGCTGATCTGGCACTCATGTTGTCAGGCGGCAAGCTCTCATCCAGCAATGTGCGCTTGATAGATGCCACCAAGTCGTTGGTCACAATCTGGCTGACATTGAAGTCACCAGCACGGGGCAAAGGTTTAAGCGCCTCACCCTGTGGCCCACCATTTCTGGCAACTGGAATGATCGCACCAGGCACAATCTTCACATTGGCTGGGTTCAATACGCCATCGTCTGCCGCTGTATATACACCAGTGATTGCAAGACTGGCATTCTTGAGCAGCAGTTCCTTGGTCTTGTTCAGCGTCTTGATGTCTGGCAATGCAGTCAGCACTGGCCCACGACCATAGATCTCGCCAGCAACCTTCATGTATCGGCTGACCACCCATGGGCTGGACTTCAACTTGCGGTAGACAAGCTCTTGTTTGCTTTTCTTGTCAATCACATAGTAGCTGTAGTCACCACGATCAATGTTCAGAATGGTGGCTTCCACAAGGTCAACCTCTTCTGTGGGCTTGTCGCTGATGCGCTGCTGTAGATCGACTGGGATCTTGGCATCTTTCCACTGCAACTGGATGGACTCACCCTTGATACGCATATTGCGATAGACATTGTCAACCTGACCATTTGCGCCTTCTTCAAAGCTGACCAAATACTGTGGGACAGGAATGAAGTTGATGGGCGATGTGGCATCCCCTGGTTGCACCAGCATAACTGCTGTACCAACGGACAAGTCCAGCAAGAACTCACCCATGGCAATGTCAAAGTTGGATTGCTTCAGGACAGCAAACAGCTTTTCGTTATACAGATCCAGCACACGCTGTGCTTCTGATCTACGATTGACTGGAATGTCAGTGCCTGGCTCCAGACGACACCATTTGCGCTGGGGTGGAAAGATGCCAGACTGAAGTCTGTTGGCAAATCGCTGGGTAGAGTTGATGGCAGTCGAGTCAAAGACACGGCTCATCTTCTTTTTGCCACCGACACGCCCTTCATACTCGCCACCATACAGGTTGCGTTGTGGCAATGCAAACTCCATTGCGTCTTCGTACAAAGACTTGAAGTCATCCTTTTTTGTCTGAGCAATCTTTTGTCTTTCAAGGACTTGCTCTACGCTCATTTTTGCCATTAATCTTCTCCATCATCATCGGTGATCGGGCCACCAACCAACCACGCATCACAAGTGCGTGTGCCAGCACATTTGAAATGAAACAGTTCACAGAACCCTAGCTGTGCCGCTTCAATGACATCCTCGTCATAGCCAGATTCCTCTGCTGGATTCTTGGCTTCAATACCATCTTTGATGCACTGCAACATAAACTCTGTCTGAATAAATGCCGCACAGTTACCGCATCGCATTCCTTTAGCTTCATTCAAATTGGTTGCCCAGATTACTGCTTTACGCAACCAGAATGGTTCGTTGTTCTTTTCATCTTTTGGATTTGCTGGGCCATAGCCAACAGCTTCAAATGCCCAATCTCTGTTTTTCAGATTGACCAAAATATCTCTGGTTGCCAATGGACATTGGTATTCTTCTTCGCCATTTTCTTCTTTCTCGGCTTCTTCAATCATGTTGGTTGCCATTATTCGTACCACTCCAAAGTGAGATAAGCAGCGTGTGCTGTGCCATTGACATTGGTTAATCGGAACAGGTAATTGGTCAATGGTTTGAGTACATATTCCAATGATCCAGCTGTTCCACCACCTGATTTCTTGCCAGCACCGCCAGGGATAAGTTGTGCATCAATCTCAGTACCCACAGATGTGACTGTTGGGTTGATTACCATGGCTACTTGGCTTTGATTGCTGACAGCGTAATTGCGGTTGCGGTTGATTGGCGTGAATGCAGTACCACCAGTGGTTGTCGGGCCTTCATAGATGTACAACTCTGCGTCCCCAAGACATAATGCATCAACTGTTATGTGTGGAAACACACCAGATGGAGAAGCCAACACAATGTCAATGCTTGCAGCAGAAGCCAATGGTGCTGAGTCAGGTGCAATCTTGTACGCAAAGTAAGCACGACCATCATGGTTACGCTGATGGTTGACATCAACCATGATCACAGGCGCATCAGCGCCAGAGATTATTTGCTCTCCAGCGTTGTTCTTATGAGTCAGCGTTGTGAGAATTGCTTTTGTATTCTCTGACTCTCGCTGAACAATGATTGGCATTTACTTCTTCTTGACTGATTGTCGAGCTTCGCTCATTGCAATGGCAACAGCTTGATCTCGGCTTTTGACCTTTTGACCACTGGAAGATTTAAGACTGCCAGCGGAGTATTCTTTCATAACCTTCTGCACTTTGGATTGCATCTTGGCTTTGTTGTCTGTCGCCACAATCAGCCTCCTAATTTAGTTTTTGTTCCATCTTG